TACAGATACAGGTCGCATCTATTTGGTGTTTATTGATAACGTCATGAACCAAGGTCCTTTTGATCCCGAATATCATACGATCTATCAAAGTAACTTGTGCTGTGAGATCTTATTACCAACCCGTCCATTTAAGAGATTAGACGACGAGGAGGGACGCATAGCGTTATGTACACTGGGATCCATTAACTGGGGTGCGTTCCGAAACCCAGAAGATATGCGTAGGGCATGTCGCATTTTACAGCGTAGTCTATGTAATATCCTAGATTACCAGGATTTCTTGAGTATTCAAAGCAAACTGAGTAACGATGAAATCCAACCTTTAGGTATTGGTGTAACCAACCTTGCCTATTGGCACGCTAAAAGGAGCTTAAAATATGGCGACAACGACGCACTGGCGGAAGTTAAAGTTTGGATGGAGCATCAAGCCTTTTACCTTACAGAAGCAACCGTTGAACTTGCAAAAGAAAGAGGCAAGTGTAAAGACTCAGACAGAACAAGATACGGACAAGGAACCTTCCCTTGGGAACGCAGAGCACGAGGAGTCAACGAGCTCACAGACTTCACTCCAGAACTTGACTGGGAGTCTCTCCGTGAAGAAATGAAACAGCACGGTGTGCGAAATGCTACCTTGATGGCTATCGCACCTGTGGAGTCAAGCTCTGTTGTCATTAATTCCACTAACGGTATTGAAATGCCGATGAGTTTGATTTCAACCAAAGAAAGCAAAGCAGGTTCATTCACACAAGTCGTACCAGAATACAATAGATTAAAAAACAAATATCAATTAATGTGGGAACAGTCAGATTGTTCGGGCTATTTGAAAACTGCGGCAGTATTGGCAGCATATGTAGATCAAAGTATTTCTACAAACACATTCTACAATCCTGCGCATTTTCCGGATCGTAAAGTACCTACTACATTAATCGCTAAAAATTTAATGCAGGCACACCTATGGGGTATTAAGACTTTCTATTATAGTCTGATCAACAAGCAAGGTGCCAAGCATGAAGATAAAACCCCAGAAGTGCATTATAACGGGTTCCATGAAAGAGAAGCAGAAACAAGTATAGAAGAAGATTGTGAGGCGTGTAAACTATGAGCCAAGCTCAATATAATTTAAACACAAAGACAGACTACCTACATCGTAAGATGTTCTTGGACCCTGCAGGTCCTGTTACCATCCAACGTTTTGAAGAGGTAAAATATAATAAGATCGCAGACTTTGAAAAAACAGCACGAGGATTTTTTTGGGTACCGGAAGAAATCAGTCTAACCAAAGACGCACAGGATTTCAAAGATGCCAGCGATGCGGTTAAACATATCTTTACCAGTAATCTACTAAGACAAACAGCGTTAGATAGTATCCAAGGTCGCGGACCTAGTCAAATTTTCATGCCAGTGGTCAGCCTCCCAGAAATGGAAGCATTGATCTATAATTGGACTTTCTTTGAAACTAATATCCACAGTCGTAGTTATAGTCACATCATCCGTAACATATACAATGTTCCAAAAGACGTATTCAATACTATCCACGACACACAAGAAATCGTTGAGATGGCAAGTAGTGTAGGTCTTTATTATGACAGACTTCATATGATTAACTGTCGTAAAGAACTAGAAGAAAAGTTTCCGGAACAGGAACACATCAAAGCGATCTATCTAGCCTTACATGCAAGTTATGCCTTAGAAGCATTCCGCTTCATGGTGTCATTTGCTACAAGTCTAGCAATGGTTGAGAACAAAATCTTCATCGGCAATGGCAACATCATTAGTCTGATCTTACAAGATGAATTATTACACAAAGGCTGGACTGCTTGGTTAATCAATCAAGTGGTTAAAGAGGATCCTAGATTTGCCAAAGCAGCTAAGGATTGCGAACAGGAAGTACTACAGATTTACAAAGATGTCATCAATGAAGAAAAGGCCTGGGCTGACTACTTGTTCAAGAAAGGTCCTGTGATTGGACTCAACGCTAACATCCTCAAAGACTTTGTGGATTACACAGCAGTTAGTGCCTTAAAAGACATCGGTATTAAGTATTGGAATACTGCTCCTAAGAGCACACCCATTCCTTGGTTCAACAAGCATAGCGATACCAGCAAGAAACAAACTGCACTACAAGAAAACGAAAGTACCAATTATGTGATTGGTGTGATGAGTGAAAATTTAGACTACGACGCTCTTCCAGCTATATAATAAACCATGTATAAAGCACAATTTAAACGTAACTCACCTTATGAATCTTGGACTACGATAGGCCATTATGGCAGCGAACAGGCTGCTATCAGTGCTGCTATCCAATACAAAAATAAAGGAGTATTGTTAGTTCGAGTTACAGACAAAAAAGGTTCGGTAATATATTCAAATTAAGAAAGGATTGAAATGCAGGCTATAGTTTGGAGTAAGTATAACTGTCCGTTTTGTGATCAAGCTAAGGCATTGTTGTCACAACGAGGTATTAGTTTTGAAGAACGTAAAATCGGAGACGGATATACCAAAGAAGATTTGTTAGAAGCAGTTCCGACAGCACGTACAGTTCCACAGATTTTTTTAAACGGAAATCTAATTGGCGGATTTACAGAGCTAAAAAAGTATTTTGAAGATACAACATCTAATTATGGAGATGGAAGGTTATAATATGTTAATTGACAGAGGTGTTACAGAAGGCGAAATAGTTACTATCAAACTAACCAGTGGCGAGGAATTAGTTGGCAAACTAGTAGAAGACGGTGCAGTTTATATAAAATTAAGTAGGCCTTTGGTCCTAAGTATGGGCCCACAGGGTATAGGAATGGTCCCGTATCTTTTTACAGTTAATCCGGACAAGGATATAAAATTGAACAAATCAGCTATCACTGTCATAGAAGCATCGGATAAACAATTCGCAGATCAGTACATCCAAGGAACTACTGGAATTAAATTGGCTTAAATACGAGCATGCCAACCCCAACGATTAATCCTGTAAATGCAAACTCGTCCACAGTAACGGGTCCTAATCTAGTACCTCATCAACATAATTTTAATTCTGTAATAGGTTTAAGATTTGGTGCAGACGGAAGAGTTGAACCTGTCTACGATTCCGGCAATGTCTATGCCAACGGTGTAGTAATTGCTCTTTATAACGCACACGTTACCGACGGTACTTTTAGTTCTGTAACCGTACCTAGAGTTACTGTAACACAGGCAGTTCTAAATGTCGAAGGCGATGACGATAACGTATTAGGCAAACAAGAAGCTGACAGATTTTTAGCAGAAGGCAGAATAACTGCTGAAGAACATAAAACTATTACAACTACTCCTACACCAAAAACTAATGGCGTGGGACCCGGTGCCCCTATCCAAGGTCGTGAATCTGCAGCAGTTACCGGAGACATTTCTATGTCTACAGTTCTAACACCAAAAGGTACAACATTAGCTACGATGATAAAAAATGTTGTGTTTCCTAGAACTGTTGCGCAATTAGCTGAATGTCATCCTGCAGTTTCGGGTCCTCAAGCAGTGGTAAACAATCTGGCTGCATTGGCATTGAACTGTTGGGAACCAATTAAAGCAAAATATCCCAATGCATTAATGACCTGTAGTTATAGACACGGCAGTACAATAGGTGGCGGCCAACACGGTACAGGTCAAGCAATGGATCTACAGTTTAGAGGAGTGGCTGCACACGACTATTATGATATTGCCGTATGGATCAGCAAAAACATCCCTTATGATCAATTGTTATTAGAATATCTACCTAGCAAGACTGTCTGGATTCACCTTAGCTATGCGATACCAGGATTACCTTATGGTGGATTGAGTATTAGAAAAAATAAGCCACAGAATCTATTGGCAACATTAAACGGAGCGGCAGGCGGAAAATTTACGCCTAACTTACATTCCGACATCATTGTCGCGTCTGTACCTAACAGAGTGGTAGCTGCTTAACATGAAAAAATTATTTTGGAATATCTTAGGATTTATATCTTTAGGCCTAGCCTATATCGGTGTTGTTACACCTGGTATACCTTACAGTCCCTTTATTGTATTTGCTGCTTACTGTTTCAGTAAAGGCAGTGAACGTATGCATCGCTGGATTTATAATCATAAGATATTCGGCCCGTTCCTAACTAACTGGAACCAGAAGAGAGTGTTCCCTCAAAAGATGAAATACTTCATGTTGGCCATGATGAGTCTAAGTTTAATTCTAATGTGGACAGGCGGTGTTAAGCCTATAGGTATTATCAGCACCGCAGTGTTTATGGCTCTGGTTGCTACATGGGCATGGCGTTATCCTAATTCTGTAGAAGAATGGCAACGTAGAAAAGATAACTACGAAAAAATCGGATGGCTAAAATAACATTAGATGAACTGATAGATATAGCGTTCGCTCATGAAGAAGGAGATCCTTTTGATTGGGGATCTTTTAAAGCAGGTCGTGACGAAGCTATGCGTATGATAGGTGCCAGTATCTTAGAACAATTCGACAAAGAAGAAATCACCGATGCTGATAGATTGATACTTTTAGCTACCATAACTAAATTGGTAACTGAAAATATGATTTTACACACCAAACTATTGCAATTTTCCAAACAAGATAGTTAAATATAAGCTATTGCTGTATGAAGCAAAGAGAAAAGTGTTCTGGACGCGGGTTCGACTCCCGCCTGGTCCACCATAAAACACATTACGCTAAACGAGGTTCCGGTTACCTGAAGTCGGGGTTGTTGTGAAAACGTAATAGAAGGTGAAAACCCTTACACGCCACGGTAGTGTGTTTTATAATGGGCCAGTCTTGGTTTCGACGGGGCAAAGAGTAACAGAGTGGACAGCACGGTAGGCGATGACCGTAAATCAAGCAAAGTTAATACTCGCAAACGACGATTCATTTGACGTTAGCGCAATCAGCTTCACTGGTAACTCTGTTGCCAATGACAGCAGATTTGCACTTGCAGCCTAAAAACTGCCGTCCGGGGTAGCTATACCTTGTAACCCAAAATAGTAGAGCGACCTTCGGGTCGCTTTTTTATTCTTTGTTATTGATTTTTCCTATAATCGTTATTAAAAAATATTTAGGAAAAACCTATTGATTTTGCGTTTTAATAGGATATATAATATACAAATAGAACGTAGCGTTCTTTAAAGTTTTCAAACACACACAAGGAGAAGATATGAAAACAGTAGGTGATAAGTTAGAAAAATTTGCCGTAACCGGCGTTAATCCAGGTAAGGATGATTTCTTTACTATTGATGAAAATAGTTTTTCAGGTAAGTGGAAGGTAATCGTTTATTATCCAAAAGATTTTACCTTCGTATGCCCAACAGAGATTGTGGCTTATGACAAACTGTTCCAGGACTTTGCTGATCGTGACGCAGTGTTGCTCACGGGAAGCACAGACAACGAGTTCTGCAAACTAGCATGGCAAGCCGCACACGAAGATCTAAAGAAGATCAAGCACATCCAATTTGCTGATACACAGCGTGGCGAACTAAGCCTAATCGAGCAACTTGGAGTGTTCTATGCACCAGCAGGTGCCGCACTTCGTGCTACATTCATCGTTGATACAGACAACGTCATTCAACATGTCACAGTCAACAACTTGAACGTTGGTCGTAGCCCAGAAGAAACACTTCGTGTTCTTGATGCGCTACAAACCGGTGAGCTTTGTGCTTGTAACCGCACAGTAGGCGGCGAAACACTCTAAGAGGTCGACATGATAGACTGTATGATCATTGGTGATAGTATTGCTGTAGGAACTGCTATGGCAAGATCCGACTGCGTTAGCTACAGTCGTGGCGGATGGAATAGCTGGCAATGGAATAGAGATTATCTAGGCATTGCAAAAAGTAAGACTGCTAAAACTGTAATCATCAGTCTCGGAGCCAATGATCATCAAGGAGTTAAAACAGAAGCAGAACTGAGGAAGATGCGATCTGCTATAAAAGCGGATCGTGTTTTCTGGATTAGTCCAGGTAAAGAACGTAAGCCTGTTCCTCAGGACGCCATTGAGCGTATTGCTCAAGAATACGGGGATGTAGTTTTACCTCGTCCAAAGGATCACATGAGTGCCGACGGCATTCATCCTACGGGCCGAGGTTATAAAATTTTAGGAGAACAGACACGATGACACAGTGGGTAGACGCTCTCAAAGAGCAAAGCATTCCTGAGTATGCTAAAGATACAAAACTCAATATTGATTCAGTAATCAAGCGTAGTACACTGCCGGTTGAAGAAGCAGAAGCTGTGGCTCTTGCCGCTGCCTTTGCCACAGGTAATCCGAAACTATGGACTTGGGTACATAGTCAGATTACTGACCGTAAGGAAGCAGACGCGGCATTGACTGCCGCAAGCCTAATGGCAATGAACAACGTTTGGTATCCATTTGTTGAAATGGCAGACGACCCAAACCTAGCAGGACTACCTGCACAGTTGCGTATGAACGCTATTTCAACACACGGTGGCACTACCAAGGCTCGTTTTGAGGCTTACAGTTTGGCAGCAAGTATTGTTGGTAAATGTCACTTCTGTGTGAAAGCACACTACGAAACACTCAAGAAGGAAGGATACACAGTAGAACAACTTCGTGATATTGGCAGAATCGCTAGTGTTATGAATGCGGTTGCTAAGGTACTGAATTCTTGATGAATCTTTAATGATTTTCAGTATGTTTTGAATGACGATTTCACCTTATAATAATGATACATACTTGTACTAATCGAGTATGTTTTGTTAATAAAGGAGAAGCATTATGTGGACTAAACCAGAAGCAACTGAAATGCGTTTTGGATTCGAAGTTACAATGTACGTAATGAATCAATAACCAAACGTACTCCGAATTAACCCGCTTCGGCGGGTTTTTTCTTGACTTCTTTGTGCAAAGATATTATACTAAATGACACAGTAACATTTTAGGAGATTATTTTGAGTATGCATTTGGAAGGTCCGTGGCTTACGACCACAGGCAAGAAAAAAGGCAAAAAGAAATTTGCTTCGGCCGAACATGCCCGTAAAGCTCGTGAACAAGAAGAATCTTGGAAAGCTCTTCAGAAGAAGTGGGGCTTAGAAGCAGAAGAACGTAAACGTAAACGTGCTATGTCTTCTCCGGTGATGCTGCCTACCCAGGCGCCGCCTTATCGCCGAGACACAGGTCCTCATATCCCTAGTTTGAATCCTACCGATATGACTCCGTGTGTCAAAGCACCAGAAAAAGTTTATACTGGCACGAAAATAAAAGGCATTGGAACCATGCACAAGTCAAACGCCGTACCGATCTTTTCGGACGAAGAAGCCGTAGAAATCGCCAAAATGCGTCGATAATTACCTATTTTCGTGCTATAATAGAGAAAGTATGCTATATAATTTACGTTTCGCAAAGAAACTAAGATAGTTGGACCAAAGTATGCCAAAAGCAGAAACAGTTCCGCGAGTCTTGGCCTATGAGAAACCCGTGAGATTCGGGCGGTCAAGTTCGCCAAAGGCACATGAGTTATGAGATCGTGTGTCCGTTGGAGACAAACTACACGAACCCAGGGTTCTTTTATAGAGCCACGTGAAGTTTACTCCCTTAATGTAATGCCAATGAAGAACAGATCATCGTTTGACATTGACACTAAATGAAAGGAGGACTTATGGAAAAGTCGATTAAATTCATATCCTATTTTTTAGGATTTATAGCAGTAGTCTTTTTGGTTCAAAATATTACCGAAAAGAAATTCACTGTG